AAGGGAGACCCACTTTACGAAAGACCATTCGTGTTTGACGAACACCCACTTTAAGGTTCAGAGAACCTTAACACGGGAAAGCTGAGAAGACCCATCGCGATGAGACTTAACAGTACCCCTAACATTCAGCGACTTGCCGATATCAAACTGAACACGGCTGCTGAAAAACACGGACTCATTATTTTCAGTGATCGCAGTAATGAAATGCACGTTCCAGTTACGAGAATAAAAACACTTCATTACGTTAACTTTGAGATCAACCTTATCACCCATGTCACCAACAAAACCATTCGTGTCACGGACACGGCGATCAGTTTCTGCACGAGCTTTGTAACGCTCATGGGACGCAGGGAGAGACGAGATAACAGCAATCTCATAGAAACTGTCAACCATCTCTTTGTCAGCAACATTGAGCATAACTTGCTCAAACTCACTCAGAGTCTTTCCCTGCAGGATCTTGAACGTCAGGGAGTTGCAGTACTGACGTACCTCTTGCCCTTGTTCACGATCATCGTCGCTGATTTCAAAAACACCGCGAAGAAACTGAGAAGTCAGCTTTTTGTTGGCGATCTTCTCGACCTTCTCGACATACCCATCAGTATCATAAAGAACCTTGTCGTTCTTGAGATATTCACCGTTGATGCGCTGTGCAGCACAAGCAGCGGCAAACACTTCGCCAGTCGAATAAGAAATCTTGGGAGCCTGATAACGAGCCATGTGACGCTTCCGCTGCTTCAATCTATGATCTTAATGTATAGCTTCTTTGTGAGAAAGTCAAGCCTTTTTAATTAGGCGGCGGCTACCGACTTTTCCTTATAAGTATCATCTTTCAAACTAATGCGGAAAGCAGACTCCCCGCGGTACATGCTAGCCCATTCTTCTGCTACTGCAAGAGCTTCCTTACGGGTGGTATAAACGTCATACACCATTTCGCCCCCTTCAGGCTTTTCATCCTTGTGATACTCGCCTGCCCAATTCCAATTTTCGGGCATAAACTCACAATCATTAGGGATGATCAGATAATAATTCTTTTGAGTCTTAGACATGGTATTTTCCATTGATCAGGATTATAAATTAGTAGGAGATAGGGAAGGGGCCGCCAGCAAGCATATAATGCTTACGTTCATGCTCCTCAATGGCCACAAGCTGCTTGAGCACACGAGTCAAAAAGGTGTACTTATGCTTAAGTGCTTTCCCACGCACTTCACCGTCGCAGGACAGGTTTTCAGGGCTAAGATCGCAATCCAGCTTCTCAGCAAGGCGACGACGATCAAACACGTTGTTGAGGTCATACTCTTTGTCACCAAAAAGCTTGGCCAGAGTGTTAGCACGATCAAGATACTGCTTCAATTCATTTGACATGTTCAGTTCCTTTTTCTCAGCTTATAACTTAATATAGCAAAAGAGATTTAGAATGTCAACCTTTTTAGTCCGAAATAGCTAAAAAAATCAAAGTATCTGATTCGAGGCTAATTTCAGATGTTCCCCTGCTTCGATTTCTTTCCACCAGCAACCTGCTGGGTCATGGTATTTCAAATAATCTACGATTTTAGCTCGCTCGTTAGTATTAGACTGCTCAATATTGGCGTTCAACATAGATTCTAATTCGTTGATCCGATATTGAGCAGTCATCACCATGAGTTCAGCGTGTTCTGCCCTACTGAGTAGAGAAGCAATAGTACCTAGAACATCACTCATCGAGCTATCATTAACATAAGACTGCCGACAATTGCGACAATACCTACAATTGTACCCGAGATAAACATTTTGGTATCACGGATGCGTCTAGAATTATTGTTCGGCATCCAAGCAATTTCGTTCGACAACAGTGAAAGATGAGTATTTCCTTGTTGATCGAGCAGACGTTGATGAGTCTCTCTTGGTTGATACCTAGGAACTTCTGAAGGCATTATGATTCTCTGTTAAGATTTCTTGTAGTTAACGAATTCATACATTTTTTCAGCGGTCTCGAGGACTTTGTCAAGTCCAGGAAATTCCGGAGCTGCGACCTTAGTAACAATTTGGTTAGTCACCGGGTCGCGTTCCTGAGATATTTCCCATCCCATATATTTGGCATGGTATTCTTCAGAGACAAGATTTTTCGCCATTTCAAGAATGTTAGTGCGAATCTCGTATCCAGTCTTGTTAAACTTTATTTCTGGTAGGTCCATCTGATTTTCTCCTTAATATACGAGACTTGTAAAAACAAATAACATAAATACGCATATAGCACCCATAACAGTACTACCAGCACGACTTGCTAGCCGAGTTGCTTCATAAGTGGTCATTTTTAATTATCTTTCTCTGTCTTTTGGTTAAAAATTTTCTTTGACTGTGAATACATCGCTTGATGCATAAAAGCCTGATTCTCTCCATTGATTATCAATCCGCGGAGATAAAACTCTAGTGCCTGTTTGAAAAACTGTTTAATCATTTTGCTTTTCCCTATTAGGGAAAACAGTTTTTGCGCTTTCTTGGGCAGTATTAACCAAACCAGTATAAAAATCCTTATCAGTGATTAACTGAAAAAGTGAAGAACTAGCTTCAGACATAGCTGTAACGGAATTCTTAGTATACACTGTTTGTGCATCTACGAATTTGTTGAATGTATTAGCAAGTGGTTCGTGTCTGACAAAAGAGTCAATGGCAATTTTTTGCATTGCCTGCACCGATTCAACGGTGTTGTTGATTAAAGTTTTAAACATAGTATTCCTTTCTGTGTGTGTTTGTAGATCGACTACAGTGTCAGTCTACGATACTATTTAGTATAAGTAAACTGGTTCGGGTTAATTATGTTATGACAGATTCGATGTATTCAGTCAGTGATCCAAACAAACCTAACATCATCGCGATACGATGATCATATACCCGCACCCGTAGATGTTGATGTTCTATGCTAGAAGAAATAAAATATGGACAGTGTAGTTTCTTGTTGATGAAGACCGCATACCTCTCCCATGCTGCCGCCGTCCAAACTTTCCCACTGTTGTCGACTGGAAAATCATAATGTGCTAGCTGTGCATAAGCGAAGGCTTTAGATCCTTCTACTGTTAGTCGTAATCCAGAACCAGTACGTCCGCTAATAAACCAAGAGAACACAAGTTTGTCTACTGGTATATTTTTCCAGGGATTATCGGGATCATCACCTATCGACGCTAAGATAGTTTTTATTATATCTGTCTTCGACTTAGGATAGGTCACAATCGTATTACCTACTCATCAGTGATGGATTCTGGGTAAACCGTTCTACCTTGGTTCAAAAAACAAACAGTAAACTTGTCAGTCTTAAACTGTGCATTCAACTTGCGACATAGATTCCTAGCATGACCGGGATTTGAGAAACTAGTCTTTTTATATTTGGGAGCAGAATCGTTAGTGAGATAATGTGATGACTTGAGGTTAATAGGTTGACCATCAAGAAATACAGCCCATATTCCAGCAGCCTCTACGATCTGATCACATTTATAGGTCTGTCTATCTACGTGTTCGAGCAAAATGTTGGGTTGATTTCTAGACATTTAGATCATTCATTTAAATGAACCCCCTCTTATTTGTATCTCAAACACTTCATTTTTTCGATCTTCATCATGTTTCTTACTGTACTCATATAGTTCTGCTACTAGCTTAGTAAGCTCATCTCGCAATCCACGTGCTTCGGCGATAGGAATAACCACATCTTTAGTGTTCTTTGATTCGACCACTGCCATCTTTTCTATGAATCGTCGGATATGAAACATCGTCAGATATTTATCTTATTAATAGCTTCAGTTTCCGTTTTAAACGGACCCTCATATGGGTAACGTTGAATGAAAATATACTTCGGGCAGAACATGACTGTCTTGACCCCGTTCTGCTCTAATAGGAACCATCCTGCAGCATGTAAACACTTACTCTTCATCGATGTAGTAAACAGATGCAAGCCGCGCGTGATGTCAAATATTGAATTATATACATTGGCTGGAGTAGGATATTCAGGGTAAGGCAGAGATATCTTTGTACTATCTGACTTGATAGGGGCGAATCGGATCTTAGTCTTTTTCTTTAACTCGACCGCATTATCAAACTGAAACGAATGTCCGTTGAGTTGAACACCGTAACCAGAGTTATTGGCTTCGATGTTTCCTACCTTTTTCGTACCATCTGTAACAATCCAAAATTGGTCCTTAACGATTGTTTTTGCGACCAGATCAGTCGTCATGTTGTGTTTCCTTTGTTGGAGATTGTTTCTCAATAAGAGATCCGGAATAGGCATTGTTGAGCCACTTAGAATAAGTCTCGGCCTGTTCACTTATTTTTGTTAGTTCGTATTTTGCACAAAAACGAAGTAGATGAATACCGACCTGAGAAGTAAGGGTAGTCTTTACTCCTGTACATATTGATTGGTCGACGGCATCTTTAATTTCTTGCGGTTGTGCAGTTAGATCGATCAAGGTACGATTGCGTGCATAATCATCTCTAACTCGATGCTCAACGTTATCGTGATCAGTCCAACGTTGCAATTGAAAATTATTCCAGTTGAAGCCTTGCTTAATGCGATCTGCATATGCTTCCTGAATACCGATAGTGTTCTTAGAACCCTTCTCGCGCACACCTGGGTATGCAGAGAACACGTTGTCAGTTGCGTCACCGCGAATGATCTTCTTGAATAGAAGATATTCAGGATCCTCAAGCAATTTAGGTTCCTTAGTCTTCTTATCTTTGACAGGCTTACCACGATCATCGAAGTAACCCTCAAGTGTGATCAACTGACCAGCAACACCGTTGTACTGCTTTACGTTAGGTGCGATCAGTTGAACAAAGTCAGTGTCAGACGAGATAATGAAATGCTCGTCTTCGGGATGCAACGCAATGAAACGTGCGATGAGGTCATCTGCTTCAGCAGCAGGATGACGTAGTACGCTAGCGTTTGTGCGCTCACGAATGAACGTAGTAAACTCTTCATACGTATCCCAGAACATCTTGTTCTCTTCGATCTCAGCCTCAGTTGCGTCAGTCTTTACTCGATTCGCCTTGTATGGCTTGTAGAAGTCCTTACGCCAAGAACGACCCTCGAGACAGAACACGACATGATCGATGCCAAACTTACGTACCATTTGATTGACAGAAGATAATGTAAGGTGCATCGCCATTCCTACTTTTTCCCACGTGTCGGTATTACGAGACGCAACGTGCCTAGCGCGAAAGAAGGTATTAGCCGTGTCGATCAGTGCATATTTCATATGAGGCTTTCTCTATTTATACGCATATTATAGCAAGGATTAGGCTGAATGTCAACCATTATTTTTTGTTGTAGTGATACACGCCTTGATTCTTAAAGTCACCGGTAAGCATACCTTTGTATTGATGACAGAGAGGACAAAGTTCAACCACGTTTTCTAGAATATTATTTAAATGGTTACCGTCAATATGATCAATATGCGTTTTGCCTATTACCCACGGTGCCTTTTTGTAATCAATAGCGCACGGAAAACCCAAATGACTATCAGCGTTAGTGCAATAACCGGTTCGAAATGGGGTAACGCCGAAAGCAAAAGTACCTTTCCCATACCCTGCTTTATGGCATCGATAACAGGTAGGCCTCCAACGACTTCCGTCATTAGCAACTAGACGATTGCAGCCGTGATTAATACAAGTAGGACGAATTTGCATATCAATTAAACTTTCATTTCTGTGTTCAATTTTTAATACACGCACTTAATAGATAGATGTCAAGTCTTTTTATCCGATTTCAAACAAGTCTAAAAAGGTGCTTTTTCTCAATCCCCGATATGTTTTATTTAGGGTAGGATCTACAATGTTTAAATGCGGGAGACAGCCGTGATGTTCGACGTACTGTTCACACAACTCGCTTTCAGTATATGCTGCAAGTTCTTTTCTAGTTAAAGGGTACCCCGAGATGTTAGTACGTTTGTCAACCGACCAAATTGCAATTTCAATATCAGTATAATTTGTATCTTTGGGGAGAATTTCTTGATTAATCAAAGAGGTGCAACCGTGCCAAAATTCAAATCCATGAGAACTTGACACATTAATATTCCAGCCTGGAAGCCAAGCAATTTGCCGAACCAACCGTTCACCTTTTTGAATAGCCTTTGCATTTGGTTCTGGGGCACTAAATCCAAATTTAAGCTGTTTCGTTAAATAACTGTTACGAGCAAACCTAAACCCATATCCATAATGAGAAATATTGTTGGTTCTGCAAAAATTATATATGTCCGTGGGACTTTGAATATTTCGTAATGGAATTATGAAGTCCGGAGCATCAAGTTCAATTGGTCGGTCAAACATTTTTTTCATTAACTTACCTCAGTAAATCCGCCACCAATATCACGCTGTTGAATGACTCGCACTTCAGATTCTCGCTTCTCGGGATCAGCAATCTCTTGCTCATACACTTCTAAAGCGATATTCCTGCATACAGTCTGGAACCAGCGATCAACGATCATTGAATCAGTATCCTTAGGTGAGAACTTATATCCCTGCTTGACTAGGTTAAGCACGAACTTATCATTCCAATCTAAGTCGAATGATCCATTGTTGATATCGTTAGGATCGAGCTCCACACTCAAAATAGAGATATAGGGTTCACCTGCAAGTGTTGCCTTTTCCTTAGGAGTTAATTCAGGCTTCTTAGCCTTGGGCTCTTTCTTTACTTCGGGTTCAGGAACCGGGATAGGTGGGGGAGGAGGACTGATCCAGTCTTTGATTGCTTTAAACATTAATTACCTTTCTTAATATATGTATCATATAATTTGAAACTAGCTAGGTTTTTCGCTTTACTCTCGCACATGATGTCGGACCATTCGTTGTGAGTCATAGCCCAATCATTGACAGCCTTGTTCCAATAGTACTCGCTATGGGCACGTAGCTTTTGCTTCTTATGACCTTGCTCTAGTAGTGTAGTTAATTCGGGACAAGTCATCTTACAATGTCCGGGAAGTACATCTTCACGACTTACACTGTAATGAATGACAGGACGTACACCTCGCCAACTGTCAATGATACGATTGATACGATCATCAGTGGCTTCGATATATTCACCGGTCCGGATCCAATGATGATGGATATCCAGTACGAGAGCGCAGGTATCAGCAAGTTCTAGACTGCTATCGATACCCCAAGTCATCTCGTCATTCTCGATAGTGATGCAATTACGAGCCTCGGGGCTTAGTCGAGACATTACCTTCTTGATACCGTCGGGCCCTTGACGACCACTGATATGAACATTGATCTTCATATCCTGAAAGGTTTTACCATAGCCCATCCAACGTGCCATGTCAGCGTGATATTCGAATTCTCTGATACTGTTTTCTACCACTTCTTCACGATCACTAGCAAGGACTACAAATTGATCAGGGTGAAATGAGAGACGAACATTGTGCTTACGAGCAGTCTCACCGATCGGAGCCATCCAACGTGCTAGACTGTCTTGCACATCTTGTCGCGACCAGAAATAATGATAATCGGGATGTGTGTAGAAACTCAACATATCGCTGGTGATGCGCAACATGCGTAGTTCGATAGGAAGAGTCGCAATTTTTTTGACGAGTGCGTGAGTGTTTAGGATGTTGCGCTTTGCGACATCCATGATCTTTTCTTCGACAGCATGTGAGTTGTTCTGACGTTTTGCCCAGGCGAGTGTAGTGCCGCCTGTGTTGAATCCGTCGACACTAACGATCTCACCCTTAGTGTTGATTTCTACAAACTTACATGCGAAACCAATTCGTTTGATGCCATCATTCATAGATAAATACTCTCATAATAAAAGGAAAACTAATGGATATTCGTAACATCTTAGATATCATAAGTGAAAATTCTCGGCCCGTCAAGCAAAAAACACCTGTTTCGGGTGGGTTTGGGTTGCCGGCGATGTCTCTTGAGAATTTCCTTCTCGGTGCAGGGGTCGAACCACAAGAAGTAGAAGTGGATGAAGCGAAATTAGCTGCGCCAGCAAGACCTTTTCCAAAAGATGAACTAACTAAATATTTAAGTAGAACCTTAGGTACCGATACAGGCAAAGTCAATAAAGCAGGCGGTAAGATTCGCAAGAGTGAAAAGACTAAGCAAGATAAGTTCACGATGCCATACATTCATAATAAGAATGTTCCTATCGTCGATGAAGAAAACAAAGAATATGATCTAGAAAAGCTAAGAGCTATGATCACCAAGCGTCCGGCGAAGGTTCTCAAGCAGAACGAAAAGATGCAACACAGTGATGGTACCGCCAGCGCGTTCTACAATATTGGTCTTCCTGCTCTGAAAGGACTGGCAGTCGATGAAGATACCGGCGAGTTCGTAATCATTGATACTTGTCCGGGCGCCGGTGCATGTCAGACATATTGCTATGCGATGAAGGGTGGTTATATCATGTGGACTAGCCCATCACTCGAACAATCTAAGCTACTGAACTTCTTGTATAACGATCCCCAAGGATTCATGGATATGCTAGGAAACGAGATCGAAGCACAAAGTAAAAAGTTAACAAAGATCGATAACAAAAAAGGCACAAAAACTAAACTCATCATTCGTTGGCATGATGCTGGTGATTTCTTCTCTCCTGAATATCTTAAGTATGCGTATGACTTAGCTAAAAAGTATCCTGACGTATCTTTCTATGCGTATACTAAATTAGCAAATGTCGCTCAAGGTAAAGCACCCAACAATTTCAAGATGAATTACTCGATGGGCGCGAAGCCCAAAGAAGAACAACAGATCGATTTCGCAACAACTAAGAATAGCCGAGTTGTTCCTGAAGTATTATTCAAGGACGTTCTTGATCGGGTGGAAGGTAAGCTCGTATATAAAGATCAATCTTCGATCAATGCTCTGAAGGCTCGACTAGCTGCTAAATATAGCGTAAAGCCCGATTCGATATTGACATATGACGAGATGATGAAGAGACCAGTCAGTAATGAAAAGGGTAAGTATAATGTCATTGTTAAACCGGGAGACGGAGATGACTCTGCTAACCGTAATGACGTTCTTAATACGTTTCTATTGATGCATTAGTAAAGTTTCAACAACTCGGTAAACGAATACAAATTTTTCATATAAGGGGACACTTCTTCTAGTACGCTACAAGAGATGTCCCCTTTTCTGCGGGGTCCAATCTTTATCTTGATGCCTTCTTCGTCATCATCAGAATAAATGGTTTCTGCGTTTACCATTTCAAATTTCTCAAAGATTTCCAGTACCGAATATCCTACACCATGCCCTAAACATTCTACTTTATTGGCAGGTTGCTCGATAGCCATCTTGATTGCTTCACATACTTCATCTACGTGAACATAATCTCGAATGCAGGTACCGTCTGGGGTATCATAATCATCACCGAAAACAGTAAACTCTTTGGTGTCAGCAGCCTTCATCAGATTGTACATCAATCCGTCTGGGTTAGTAGGAGGATAACCTGATGAACCGATCACATTATAGAATCTAAAAATTGTATATGGCATAGTCTTATGCTGGGTACAATATTCCCGAACTACATCTTCTGCTGCTCGTTTCGAGATTCCATATGCACTCTCGCAATGATCTGCTGCACCGGTCGACGCAAAAATAAAGTTCCGTGTCTTCACTTTATTGATTACATTCATCGTCCCATTCAGATTAGTAATATAATACTGAATAGGCATACTTTCGCTCTCGCCTACATTTACAAGTGCTGCAAGATGCACTACTGAATCGAATTCTTGTTCAATGTTGAACGGACGATTAATGTCAAGCTGAAAGAATTCCTTGACTGGATGCAATGGCTGCCTGATATCAAGTCCATATACTTCGTACTCTTTCTCAAGCAATTTACAAAGATGTGATCCAATATAGCCGGAACATCCTGTTACTAATATCTTTTTCATAGTCCCTCGAATAATCCTAATCCAACCATTTCTTCAGATGGTTCAAAGTTAGGTTCCTTAGTCAGATATGTATTAGTATCTGTATAAATCACTCTAAACTTATTCTTGTTCATCAACACCGACTTGATATCATCGATGCACAGAAGACCGCGATTCAACCCATCGATAAAATCTGCATACTTAATAGAAGTTTCTTTACAAATCTTAGCTGTATTGCTATTAGACGTTTTTGGTTTGAATGAATTGAAACACTGATTCCACTTGTGAAACACTTGGCTTTCGATCTGATTCGCATTTACCAATGCTCCCTTACCGTACCATGATTCGGCGGTATCGAACATCTCATATGTCTGCTGTACATCATCTGCCATGTTTTTCTTGTCGGTTTCGAAGAAAAACTGAGAAGAAAAGTTTCGGGTCCAGCGTTGATTCTCCAAACAGAAAGTAGGCAATTGCATAGTTTGCTCATAGAACGCCATGCCATAGCTTTCAACTGTGCTAGGATTAAATGCTACTCTTGCACCGGTGATGAAGTCTACCTTCTCTTTGCCGATGATGCCCACCTTGATCTCATAAGTAGCATTGATCTTTTTCAATCGTTCTTCGAACTTCTTAGCACCAGTTGCACTTGTCATTACCTTAGCTGGCAATTTAGTCTGCTCGATCAGATCGATAAACAACTCAGGATTCTTTCCCTCTTCCCAACGTCCGATGAACAACACACCTTCCCTGGGGTTGACGTACTGATTTAGTAATTCTTTCTCAGTCACTGGAATAGGAAGATGCGTAGCCATACCATCGAACTGAAGTTCATTGAACTTGCTTTGCGTACCGATAGTGATATTATTCATCTGCAACTGTAATCGCATCATCTCATTAGTGCTATGAAAGAATGGATTCTTTGTATCTTTGAAAATTTGACTCTCAAGATGAGTATATGCGATGACCTGTACACATTCGTCAAGTCCCATAGTACTTGCGACTTGAATCGCTTCATAGGTATTACATACTAGTACGTCATAGATGTTGGTAGTGAATGCTTTAACGATAGCATTACGGAAGTTAGCCATTCTTTCATAGCAGAAACTATCTTCATACATAAAGATAGCACTATGATCAGTATACTTGAGTGGGATGTCTGGATAAATAACGGTAGCATCGAATGATTCTAAGAACTCGGTACTGAGTCCTTGCGGAGCTTTGTCGGTGATGATATCTACTTTAATTCCATGACTATCCATCAATTCGCAGAAACTCTTAGCGAACTGTCCTATTCCACCGTGCGGAATCAAGGTCTGAGAACTGACTAGAAATCCAATACGTTTGTTATAGGTATTCATATTTTACCTTTACGTTCCCCATCGATTACCCCAAAGAGGAATGTGAAGCCTGTCACTATATCTGATCCCATACTTCATCGCTAACTCGGCAACTGTACGGTTGTTCAATTGATATACACTCTCTACTCCACCGACGGGCATGAAATATACAGGCCCTTCAAAACCTTCATCACGATAGAGCTTAGTTACTTCAAGAGCTTCCTGCGCATCTTCTTCTGTAGCAATCACAAACTTGAGGTATGCATAGCCAAATTCCTCATATTCACGCACAACCTTAGGTTTGATCGCACTTTTATGAGACTCACCGGAACAACTTAACTTAGGACTGACGCTAAAAGTAATTTCTCGTTCAAATCCCGGATATACTTCTGGCCAGCTCCAGTCTTCAAGATAGTGTGCGAACTCAGGTGAAAGTTCCTGTGTACCATTAGTCTCAAAAGTAATCTCTTTGAGACCCTTCATCTTAGGATGACTCAAGAGTTTTGGGAAAGCTCGCTGCCATCCAAGTAGTGGTTCTCCTCCGGTGATGACAAGATGTTCTTCTCGCCATTCTTTAAACGGTAGTAATTCTATGATGTCATCAACAATGGTATCAATGTCCTTGCTAGGAGAGAGATGCTTGAAGCGAGGGTCCCATGAGGCGTAAGAATCGCAACCAGTGGTGACGAGCGGGAGAGAATCGTAATCTTTGTAAACTTTCGGGTCGACCTTTTTCCGTTCAACAGATGTTTCTCCCTTAGGCATGCCAAATCCTCCACACGTGAAGTTGCAGCCAAACGTTCTTAGGAAAATGCTAGGTACGCCTTGATACCTGCCTTCACCCTGAATAGAATA